CTCAACGATGTAGACATCGCCCGAGCCGTTCCGTGGATAGCCGTGGACCACGAACACCGACTCGTCCTTCCTGGTCCTGCTTTCGCCGTCCCAGAACGCGGTGTCACAGCAGATCCCATAGGTCAGGGCGTTCCACGGCACCTGATCGTTCTTGATCAGGCACTGCTTGATCTGGTCCTTGGTGATCGGGTTGAACTCGCTGATGCCCGGGTCGTTCATCACCTGTGCCGCGTACCTCAGTGGGTCGCGCCTCTGGTAGTCCTGAAGTCTCTTCTCGGGCCACACCTTGGGGGTGGTGGGCTTCTGCTCCTGGTCTCTTCCCGCCATGAAGTAGACGTGCCACTTGCCCTCGGGGTCCGGAACGATGCTGTCTGTCTGCATCCCTTCAAGGGACAGTACGCCTTCATCCCTGAACGCCACGCCGAAGTGATCGTCGTCGTCGTAGCGGGTCCCTACCCACACCACAAGGCCGTCCGACTGCACCACCGGGAACAGCGAAGTCACCTGGCTGTTGACTGACTTGAGCCAGTTGCTGTCGGAGGTCATGCGTTCGTAGGAGATTGGATCGTCGTAGAAGATTGCGTCGGGATGGGCACCGACGATCGAGGTCTCGACTGCGAACGTGCCGAGGCTTGGGTCTGCGCGCGAGGTCATCGTTCTGGCAGCGTGAGTGATCGCCTTGCCAGTCCACTGCCGGGCGCTGCTGCTCCAGTTGCCATAGAGCGTGGACCACATCGAATAGGGATCGGAGCCGTCCAAGACACCTCGCATGATGCCGAGGATCTTGGTCGCTAGTTCGGTCGACTCGGAGCCCGTGTAGCTGCTGAGTTCGGGGTCCCTGAGATGGAGCCAGAGCTGGAGCGCCGCAGTGATCATCCGGCTCTTGCCGACTTCGCGGTGTACGACTACCGCCAGATGCTTCTGCTCGCCGCGGCTGTTCTTGCGGTTCTCCATCCACTCATCGATGTGCTTCTGTGCCCACCTCGCCATTGGCTCGTGGACTGACTGGTCGATCCAGCTTTGACCCTTGGGACTCCGTCCGTCACCGAAGGCGTAGAGGAAGAACGTCCAGAAGTCCCTGCGGGCCAGCTCCCGGAGCAGTTCGATCTCCGCGATCACGTCCCAGCGGAACTCGATGCCCTTCCACTTGGGACCCCGGATCGTGTCGCCCGGCTGACGGCGCTTGCGGGCCTCAAGGACGCCAGTTTCCCTCAGGTGGGCATAGTGGTCCGGGCAGTAGCCCCGGCGTCCGCCCCGACTGTTATGGGCGTTCTTGGGGCATCCTTGGACCTTGCAGTCCCTACGGAGTGGGGGTTGAGCCATCCATGGCTCCACGGATCTGGGTATCGGCAGCCTTCATGGCTTCGTGTGCCCCCTGACGCTCCCGGGTTTCCCGCTCGATGATCAGCTTCAGTGCCTGGTTCTGGCACCACTCGGACTTCACTACGAGGCTTCTGCCGCTTGGGAACCCTTTGGGAACCCCATGCCGCTTGGCCTCGGGGAAGTGCGTGTAGAGGAGCTTGAGGCTGGTGGTGCGCTTGGAGTCTTTCACTTGCTCCGGAGTTGCGTCCGCATAGGCGACCGTGATGTTCGAGGCGATCGCGTGCTTGTGGTTGGGGAACGCCTTGCCGTAGGCGATCTGTGACATCGCTGGGCCTGCGCCCTTGAGCACGCGCGCGAGACGTTCCACGACTTCGCCATCGTTCATTGGCTCGTTGAGCATGACGGTGGCGGTCTGGACCTGAGTCAGCATCTTGATCGCTCGGAACCGGTCAGGACCCGACTCAGGGTCCTGTGCGATCTGGTTCGCCATGTCGAGCAGTTGATCCATCGACATGCGTGGTTTCGGCTTCGGCTCGTCAATCGGCCGGTCGAGGCCGAGGCGGGCGCGTTGTTCGCGTTCTCCGAAGCTGGTCATACGCCTTTCACACACAGCCCCAGAACGCCGTAGCTTCCAACGCCAGCGGAACTGATCTGGAAGGAGAAGACCCCAGACGGAGCGAGGGTGGTTGCAATCTCCAGTGTATAGACTGAGGTTCCGTCGCGATCCAGCGGCGTGGCGTTGATCCATTCAGAAGTCGGCGTGGATTTAGGGTCCATCATCGGATGATAAAAGACTCCGAAGTCGCATGGGCCGGGGTTCGCCTGGATTGGCGTAAAAACATACGGATACCCCGATATGTTTTCGGCTTGAAAGCTATTCTGGACCCCGCTGATTGGGCGGTCCGCGGTCCCCGACACATTGACAACGCTAATAACGCGATCTTCCGGAGCGAGCACCCCCCCCTCGGTGATTACGATGCTCCCATTCCCGGCAGTCGCCACGCGCATTCCGTAGGCACGGATTAGCGGACCGCTATCCACACCAGAGAAAGAACACTCCTGCATCAAATGAGAAGTGCTGATTGGATCTGCCGACCATGTGAAGTGCTGATCCCAGTCAATGGTGGCCTTGCACATTGTCGTCACGAACAACCAGTCCCCGGCATGACATTGAACGCCCGTGAAAGTGACCGGCGTAACTGTGTTGGCGGGCTGCTGGAATCCGAGTGAAGTCGCCACCGGCGGACGCCGCGGGCCACCCCCGCCTGCGTAGACGATCAGATCATCGGCGCGAATGACCTTGGGCAGCGGATTCTTCCACCAGCAGCGCGGGCAGCCGCGATCATCGACCGGCATCTCGCAGTCGGAGCAGACCATCTGGCGCTTCACACATCGACCGCACGCGTCACTGTGAATGACGCTTTGCACAGCCAGCATGTGTAGCGAGACACCGCTTCACACTGTACGAAATCAATATGGGCAGTGACCTGGTTGGTCTCGCCGCAGTTGTGGCAGTCGATCTCGTCGCTGAAGACGTGGGGTCTGCGGTTGGGGCCGCGGGTGTGGCGGGGGGAGCGCGGCATATCAGGCGTTGGTGAAGGGCTTCTTACGCATGAACTCCTGGTTCTTCATGCGCTGGATGTCGGCCTTGGTCGGGGGCTTGATGTTGGTGTCGCCGCGGATCACCGGGATGTCGCCGGGCTGGGTGCCGGCGTCGATGACCGGCTTGCGAACCTTGATCTTTTCGCGCGCCATGGATTCCTCAGGGCTCGAAGCTCTGGACCGTCATGTCAACGCTGCTGAGCGTGCCTGCCATCCCAGCAATCAGGGGTTTGATCGCGTCCAAGGCAGCAGCGGCTCCGGTGGCAGAGCCTACGTTGTCGATCGCAGCGTCGGGATTGGTGGTCACGTCGAAGGTCCAACCCCAACCGGCGGGACTGGCGGTCTTGTAGATCCTGACCTTGGCGGTGCTCATTGGACCCTACAGGCGTGCTTGTCGAATTCATATTCCAGCACGTCGGGAACTAGTCCGGTCACATGCCCGATCCAGTTACATAGCTTGCAGTGAACCTCGACCTCTCCGGACTTACCCGTTGCCTGGAGAATCTCAGCAGCAACTTTGACCGCTGCGCCACTGCGCGCCTCGATATGGAGGATTCGAGTGCTCATGCGCCCTTCCGGGTCTTGTCACGGACGGCGGTCGTGCGCGGGATCTTGATCGGCAGCTTCTTGATTCGTTCCTGGATCAGGCCGGGCGAGAGATTCTTGAATGGCTGGCTATCGCCCTCCCGTGGCAGGTACTCGCGCACCGACTCTTCCTCGGCGCTGACCGTGCGCTGCTTCACCGTTCGCTTTGCCATTACCGCTTCCTCCCATGTGAGCGCGCTGCTCCGAATAGGAAGCGCCGGGCCATGGCCAAGCATTCCCGGTCAGGAGCGGCGACGATCATAAGCATAATCGCCATCAGTGGGTTCACCGCTTCCTCCGGGTGGGCTTGGTGCTGCTCATGCGCTGTCCTTGCGGTTGCCTACCGTCCCGCCTGACTGCTTGCGGATGATCTTCAGTCGCTGCTTGCCACCGGCTTGCCGTTCTTCCATCTGATCCATTGTCTGATCGATGGTTTCTTTCGGCAGGATGAAGTCGGCAGCACTCATTGCGCGCCCTGCGGAGCGGACCCAACGCCCGAAGTGGCCCATCATCTTGCCCGCATCGCCTCCGAAATGTCCGGCTGCGCGCGTTGCAGCGGCGTCTACTTCTTCGTTGGCGGCGGCACGGCGCGCTACAGACTTGGCGGATGGACCTTGATATTTGGGTGGCGTTGCAGGATTGCCGCGCGCAGCCTGAGTATCGTAGTGCCGTGCTTCAGCAGCGGCTTCCTGGCCGGCCGAACGACCACGATAGGCATTGCTCGCATTGCGCCTAGCGTTCTGGAGATTGGTGAACGACTCGCCGACCTCGGGCGGTACCGGCTGCTTCGGGGTTCGCTTTGCCATCACCGCTTCCTCCGTGAGGGCTTGGTGCGCTTGGCGTCCTGATACACACCGCCGTGCTCGGCCTCGTTACGTTTCTCACTCAGGTAGATGGCAATCCCCTGTTTGCGATTGGTGACGATTGGCCCGGACTTGCTGCCGCTGTGGAGTTGTCCGCGCTTCAGTTTCCCGAACACTTCACTGCTGGGCATGGCTAGGGGGTCGGAGGAGTCGGGGTGTTGGCAGCGACCGCAGCGGCGAGTGCGTCGGCCTTGGCACCGAGATCGGTGCTGAGAGCGGTGAGGGCGGCAGGGTTGCCCGCGGCGATTGCGTCATCCAGTGCCTGCTTGATGCCGGTGATCAGGGCGATGGCGGAATCCACGACGGTGTCGATCTTCGTGACGGACGCCTGCAGGGTTGCGAGTTCACCGGCCATTGCATCCTCCTTGGTGATGATGGTGTGGAGTAGTTGTTCGATACGGGACAGGGATGATTCGATATGTGAAGTGGGGCCGTGGATATATACATCGATTCTCATTTCTTACCCTTGCGTCCCATCTCGGCGAAGCGCTTGGATCCGAACTTCTTCCTGC